TCCTAATGTTTCACAGTATATTCGTGTTGTGGTGAACGAGGAAGTATCTAATGGTGGCACCGACGCGTCCTGCCTACCTTTTGGTGTGTTCGGCCCACCACGATTCAAGTCTTGGACTTATGCTAGCGGCGGCCTCGCTGCAAACACACACCCGGGTACCCTGGCGTCCACATACGCGGGGCACCCCTCCACCAGAGCATACGCTATGGGAGGCTCCGCCTATCTCCCGATGACTTATTCCGGCTCAACCGCGGCCCTGCGCCATGGCGACAACGCGGTCATGTGTGCCGAGCTTCCCGATGGCCTCGACCTCTTCGGCACGGCCTCTATCTCATACCCGGCCGTCGCAACCCGTCTAAGCGCTTCTGACGACAGTGCAGGCCTAACAACTAACGCTTTCTTCGGTCTTCAAACTGGGAAAGCCGCGTCAGCGACTATGTTTGATCCCGGATATTCTGATTATCTAAGGCCTTTAGGCAGAGATGTTATTGCTGACAACGCTTGGGGAGACACTTACGGCCAGGGAGGCTACGGAAGTTACTTAACTGAACAATGGATTTTCACTCTTGATGAGGTTATGATCACTAAGGGCACTAACTTTGAAGATGCATATCCCACAAGAGATCTCACCGGCGGCTACTGGCTCTCTGGTTCATATAAAGCAGGTACTTCCTGGAATGCCGCAGACTCGATTGGGGATGGAGCCACCAGATTTCAAAATATTCTTGATTCCAAGGTTAATCGCTTTACCTCGCCTTTATTCGGCGGCTTCGACGGTCTCGATATTACCGAGAGGGATCCATTCCGAAACACTAAGATCGATGATTCGACAGACGAGACCTTAAACTATACTTATTATACTATCAAGCGCGCCATCGATACGGTAGCCGATCCCGAAGTTGTAGAAATGAATTTGGCTGTGGTGCCCGGCATCACAAACTCTTCTCTTACGAGACATCTTATCGATGTTTGTGAAACTCGTGCCGACTCTTTGGCTATTATTGACCTTGAAAATGGTTATAGTCCTCGTCACGAGGCCCTCGCCACCGCCTTCACCGCTAACGACAGAAAAGGCGACATCACCACGGTCATCAGCGCTCTTAAGAACAGGAGTATTAACTCTTCTTACGGGTGTGCTTATTATCCGTGGGTCAAGATCCGTGATGATATTAGCAGCACTTTTCTATACATGCCGCCATCTGTAGTAGCACTTGGTGTTCTTGGATCTACTGAGGTCTCTGACGATGTGTGGTTTGCTCCTGCTGGATTCCGACGCGGCGGATTGTCTGCCGGTGTAGGCGGCCTCCCGGTCGTTGGTGTTGAAGAGAAGCTAACTTCACGCAACAGAGATGATCTCTATGACGTGAATGTTAATCCAATCGCCAGTTTCCCGGCGGAAGGCGTTGTTATATTCGGCCAGAAGACACTTCAATACACGCAGTCCGCATTGGACCGTATTAACGTCCGTCGCCTCTTAATCTTCGTGAAGAGGGGTATTTCTCGGATATCCAAGCAGACCTTGTTCCAGCCGAACGTCCAGGCTACTTGGAATAGCTTTAAGGGCAGGGCCGACGACTTCTTAAACAACGTCAAGGTTCGTTTCGGTGTCGATGACTTCCGTGTCATCCTCGACGAAACCACCACCACCCCGGATTTGGTTGACCGGAATATCATGTATGCGAAGATCTTTATCAAGCCGACTAGGGCTATTGAGTTCATTGCTATTGACTTCATCATTACTCGGTCAGGCGCTTCCTTCGAAGATTGATAAACAAAGGAAGAAAATTCTTCCTTTGAATACTATATAAAATACAGGAGAATAAATAGAATGTCAGCAAACAATTTTTGGACAGCAGCCCCAAATTTAGACCCCAAGAGAGGTTTTCGGTTTCGAGTGACCGTCGAGGGCCTCCATGATGGTAATATTTGGTACGCCAAAAAGGCAGACAAACCTCAGATTTCATTTACCGAGGCTTCCCATAACTATTTAAACCATACATACTATTGGCCGGCCAGAACGGAGTGGAATGAAGTGTCGATTACTTTTGTTGATCCAGTCGATCCACACTTGGCCGCATCAATGGGAGATCTGATCGAGAGGGCCGGCTATGTTATTCCTGCCGGTACTGGAAAATCCACTGACTTTGCGTCTGTATCGAAAAAAGGCGCCACCGATGCCCTTAAACAAATTTTTATAGAACAGATCAACGAGAAGGGCGAATTTCTTGAAAAATGGACCCTTCATAATGCTTGGGTTAAGGAGATTACTTTTGGTGATTTGGATTATGGCTCCGACGATATTATCGAAATGACAATGAAGTTCCGTTATGATTGGGCCTCCTTCGAGCCTGGTGGCGACGGCGCCCGAGGCGCTGGCGGCTCGCCAGAGCTGTTTACCCTCGGCGCGGACTGATTAGGCAACAATAGTGAGGTTTTAAATGGGCACCACTGGATTTTGGACAACCCCGGGCACCCCCTGGGAACCGAAAATGCAATGGCGCTGGCGCGTCTATATCAAAGGCCTGGGGATGGAAGACTCCACGACCGACGCGAACCGCGATCTCGAAGATAAAGACGTGGGCGACGGCCTTGCTTGGTATGCGAAAACGATCGATAAGCCAAAAATGACTTTTGGTACTGCCAACGAGGGGTTAGCTAATGTTGGCCAAATGACAAACGATATGTTCGTTGCCGGCCCACCAAAATGGTCCCCGGTTAGTATGACCCTTGTTGATCCAACAGAGCCTAATGCCACCAGAAAGCTTTTGCGCTGGGTCCGTCGAGCAGGGTACAAGGATGAAAAAGCAGCCAAATACAACTTCGGCAAATGGGCCACTCCATATGGAGCTTTTAGTGCGGCTGAGTTCGAAGATTCAATAGGCGAGATAAGAATAGAACAGTTGGATCCAGGCGCCCCCGAGTTTGAAGGCTTCACTACGCCCCTTGAAACTTGGCGCTTAATGGGCCCTTGGGTTCAGGAAATAGATTTTGGTACCCTAGACTACTCTGCTGATAGTCCTGTGGAGATTAAGATTACATTTGGGTATGTATATGCCACTTGTATGCAGCATGGAATCGCCGGCACCGGCGACTCACCCCACGGCCCGGCGTATTGGAACTCGGTAACCGAAGAGTTCGAAGAATCCCCCGAAAGAACATTTCTCTATTTTAGAGATGTTGACCCAAAGGCCCTCGCCGCAGCCGCCACCCCCGCCCCCGAAGGCGATGCGGCGACCAACGGAGCCGCCACCACCGGGAATGGTAACCCAGACCCTCTGGCGCCAAAAACATAAAACATATACTATATAATACACCAAAGAGGTAATAATGAGAGATAATAGTAAGAGAGTTTCAGCAGCGGCTGACCCAGCCCCCGCCGCTGTAGATGAGGCTCGCCCTTCGTTGGACTTTTCAACACCAACGGAGCTTGTGGATCTTCCATCCAAGGGTAAATACTACCCTGAAGATCATCCTTTATATGGGCAGGAAACAATCGAGATCAAATATATGACAGCAAAGGATGAAGATATTTTAACTTCACCCTCGCTCCTAAAAAAAGGTTTGGCTGTTGACCGCTTCCTTCAAAATGTTATTTTGAACAAGCGTATTAACGTCAATACTCTTCTCTCGGGCGATAAAAATGCGATTCTTGTCGCGTCTCGTATAAACGGCTTTGGGGCCGACTATACCACAAAGGTTACATGCCCAGCATGTATGAATGTCGCAGAGAATACTTTTGATCTTGATCAGATCGAACACTATTATGGTGATAATCATGGAGATTATGATATTTCACCAACAGAAGACGGCACCTTTGTGGTCAAGCTTCCAAAGACCAAGTTTGAAGTAGAAGTTAAGCTTCTAACAAACAAGGATGAAAACGAGCTTGCCGCTCAAATGCAAACCAACAAGAGGCGAAAGCAATATGAAACAAATTTGACCGACCAGTTAAGAAAGATTATTGTTTCCGTTAATGGTATTGATGAACTTAGGCTGATCAACCAAGCTATTAACAGCCTCCCGGCATTTGACTCTCGCTATCTCCGCGGGGCTTACCTTAAGGTTGTCCCCGGTCTCGATATGACTCAATATTTCGTTTGTGAATCTTGTGGCTTCGAGAAGGAGGTAGATGTACCTTTAACGGTCGACTTTTTTTGGTCTAAACAATGAATACATTGCCGGCGTATATGAAGAACTATTCCTTTTAAAATACCACGGCAACTGGTCTTTCATGGAGGCATATAGCCTTCCAACAACAATTAGAAGATGGTTCCTTCAGCGTCTTGTTGATCAAATTAAAAAAGAAAATGAGAAGATGGAAGAAGCCAGCAAGAAATCAAAGTCCGGCAGGCGTTAGTGTCTTCCGG